TGCTCCTCCGTATACATCTTTCACAATCGGAGCATTGTCTCGTCGTTTGAGAACTATACCCATAGATGCTCGTTTACATTTGGTTGGATCTTCTTCGTATTTCATTCCTACATATCGTTTGCGACAGAACAGAATAAACGGATAGAAGGTCTTTTCATAACCTATCACAAACGCAGAATGAGGACAACGTGATGTAATTAATTGTGCTGCTTCCTGACCTGCTTTGATAGAACCAGGTAGATCCTTTCCTGGAAATTTCACGAATATAGAATCTGTATCTCCATACACAACTTCTGCTCCTAAACTTTCTTCGACTGTAGATTTCGCAAATAGAAGAGATCGTCTTCCTACTGCTGTTGTAGATGCTGCTACACACATTTTACGAATAGCAGATGTTCTTGAACCCAACTGACCATAAATAGAGTTCGCAACAACTTTGTAAGCAAGTTGAAGACCATTATACACCGATGCTTGTGCGTCATCAGTTCCTGCATATTTCGCATAATGAACTCTTGCTTCTTTTCGTTTCTTTAACATGATTTGAAGAGCGGTTGGAATAAGACCAACAGATAAAGGTTGATTTGGTTTAGGTTGCATGTAACCGCATACGCATTTACAACCATCTTCTTCGTATGATATTTCGTGATATCCTTCAAGTCCTGCAACCTGTTCTTTTGGTAAACCTTCATACGATATAAGTTTACCATTTTTGGCATATGTCTTTTTAAAGACCAAAGTATCAGGTGATAGATTTTCACCAATCATCGATGAAGGGTATAGACTGTTAAAGTCAAGAACTGCGATCGGAGTGTCTAGGTACATACCAATTTTAGGAGATATGACAATTGCACCTTCATATCCAATTCCTTCACCTTCCAACGATTCTTGTGTTTGAATAATTTGTCGTCGTTTTGATGCTTCATAAGCAACGCGTGAGAAGATTTTGATTCCCTGACCTCTCAAGAACAGGAACTGAAGAGGCACATAACAAACATCTGCCATACCTCTAGCATTGACTAATGTATCCAACTTTGCCATCAAAGTAAGCACTAAATCACAATCCTGAATACAGTATTTCGCAATCACTGCTCTATCTTCTGGTGTTCCTTCGTGCATTTTAAATAAATCCAAATAATGAAGATCATCTTTCGTAAATGACCATTCTAATGTCTTCTTTTCTTCGTCTGTTAAATCTGTAAACAACTTATCATCATCAATAACGAAACTTTTATTTGTTAAACTTTTTACTAAGAATTTGCGACCATCTTGGTAAGGATTAATTGTGTTTCCAACTACATCAAATCTTACATAATTTCCTGCATTTAATCCTCTTGTTGTTTTTGTATAAATAGTATTTCCTTCATACTTTATTACCTTGTCTCGCAAGAATGTAGATGCTACATTATCTAACTTATATGAATCTAAAGTTTGTTCTCTTCGCATATTCAATAACAAATCAATCGTTAAACGACCAGGTGTTTTTAGATATTCTACTTCGTATTTTCCCGATGCCAATTCAAATGTCTTTTTCTGCATAATGTCTCCATAAATCTTACTTCTTGAAAGATCTAACTTGATATTATTACGCTTTGCTCGTTCTGCTAGAAACTTGTCATCAAAACCATATGTATTGTATCCGCAAATAACATCAGGATCCGCGTCTTGAACAAATTCTTGAAATCCTTCAATCATATCTCCTTCGGTCTTATAACCTTTGAAAACTACGGTTGGATCATCAGACGGTGCTACATCTCCTAGAACAAATACTCTTCGTTGGACATTTGATAACATATTATGAGACCAACGAATTGTAATACCAATTTGAATAACTGGATCTTTTTCTGCTACTGGAAATTGTCCACTCTCTGAAGTACATTCAATATCATACGCGGCTATTTTGAGTGGAGCATCGTTTGATGGTCTGCTTCTGATATTTGATACATCTACATACCACGCCTTTTCCATATCCTTGATTTTTCCTCCTTTAATGAAACCTACAGGAGAAGCAGGAGGTATTTCGTAATCGTGATAGAAACGCAAGAGGGGAGGTAAGTTTGCTTCGTATACTTTGTATACTGGTTTGCCTTCTTCATATGCGTCTTTTGCTATTTTTACGACCGCCCTGAAATCTTTCATAGATTCTACTTCAATTTTTTGGACCTTGGTTGTAGCATAATTATTGAACCCTGCGAATACATCATATTTCTCTTCGTTTGTGATATTGATCTTCGTGATATTCTGTTTTGTCAACTCTTCTTCACTTGCAAAGTCGTACTCCGATGCTACGTAGAAGTAAGGTTTTACTCCACGCACTCGTAACATTACAGAATCGCCTTCATCTGTTCGTCCGTAGATATCAATTACATATTTTCCGTATTCGTCATGGTCTATCCAATCACAAGGACAAAGAACAGACATCTTGTTGCCTTCTGTTGTCTTCGCTGAAAGTTTATCCGTTTTAGATAATAAGCATGGCAGACCAGGAACCTCAAACCTCAAACCCAATTTCGTGGTTTTATGCTCCTACCCGTTACAAGTCAGATGTAACTCAGCAGGATTATGATTACCGCGACAACAAGGCACAACAGAACTATTATCTTTCAACTGCTCGTCCTCCACCAGAACCTTGTCAGGACTTTGACCGTGTCGCCGACTTTGCCTCTTCCTTTGTCACCATGAACTACACTGGTAACTTTGGTAACACTGCCGCTGGAGGTTGTGATGTAGATTTATACTCTCGTCTTGCCTTAGGTGATCCAGGTACACAGCGTCTCAAAGGTCATCAACAACTCTTCGCTCGTCCTTGGGCTACAACACCAAATATGGGCGGTGGTCCCCCCGTCTACAGCAAGGATACAGAAAGTCAGTTAATTCAAAGTGCTCCCATCCGAACACGCAAGGAATGCTCTACTGTATCCGACAAGTTCTTTCCTCAACAATTTGATCCTTTAATTCCTTCCGTAAAAGACGAAATGAAAGAAGTCAATAACTTTGTTCAACCTTGGGCACGCGGAGGTGATCCTACGCGTCTTGTTCGTCAGAAAGCAGTCTGGGAATAAATAATAATATGAAAGTCGTGTTCTTCGCACAGATTATGCCTGATCCGTGTGGTGCTTTTTTTCATGACATCGCTATTGCTAAACAATTACAATCGCGAGGTCATAATGTTTCATTTGTAACTACTATGCGCGGTAGAAATGGAATTCGTGGAGTTTATAGAGGTCTCCCTTGGGTTTATTATACAAATGCAGAACCTGAATTAGGAGGAGCAGGTGTTTGGTCTACTCCACATTTTCCAATGATGAAACTTGTGCGTCGTTTAAATGAACGCTTTCAAAAACCATTGATTACAACTATGCATTTTGGAGAAGATGTTTCTAATATTGCTCCTTACCAACGAGCAGGACAATGGACAGATATTCTCTGGATTATTTCAAATCATGTACGAAATTACATTGTAGAAAAAGTTCCTATTTCTCCTACTTACAGAATTGTAGAAAGTATTCGACCTGCTATGCTTGAAAATGAAATTAAGTTTAATGAAAAAGGAACAATTCCAACTGGAGACTGTATAACATTAATTAATGCAAATATGTTGAAAGGTTTACCTATGTTTTTAGAATTAGCAAATAAGTTCCCTGACCGTAAGTTTTTAGGTGTTAGACCATACTACAGTCAAATAAAAGTTCCAGAAAATCTTCCTAACATTGAATGGATTGATTTACAGGATGATATTCGAAATGTTCTCAGAAGAACTCGTATTTTATTAGTTCCTTCTTTATACGAAAGTTGGGGTCGTGTAGCATTTGAAGCAATGTATAACGGTATTCCAGTTTTGTTTTCTAAACCAATGGAACCTACAAATCCACATAATACACGACCTTCTGGAAGTACTGAAGGAATGAAAGAATGGATTGGAGATACTCAATATGCTCTTGATTATTTTAATCCAGATGAATGGGCTGAAACAATTGAAAAGTTAGATGATGTCGAAACATATGCTACTGCTTCTACACGCGCATATGAACAGACGTATGGAATGAATGTTTTCAGTGATTTCAATGATATGGAACGAAAGATGCAGGAATATGCAATTCAGTTTGCAGTAACTATTGAGAAACCGAAGGGGATGGTTGGACCGGTTGCTCCTTACACTCAGCAACTAAAGTTTGTTCCTCCCGCGCGGGGTAGTGGGATGCCTTTCCGCGGAGGTCGTTTTGCGGTGCGTAGGTAAGAATGTCTGCTAAAATACGTCCCTTACGTATTCGTTCACGTGTTTCTTCATCATGACCATCATCTACTTTTGGTGGAGGAGGAATATGTTTATTTCCCGAAATAACTGGAACAGGTGTTAATGATGTAATTGCCATAACTACATCATTATCATTATCTAAAAGCGCTTTTTCTGCAGTTGGTTGATCCACTGCCGCAAATGCCATAACTTGCTCGACTTTGTTGTTCATATTTTATGTATAATACATAAAGCACGAAAATGAAATTTATAGATAGTTTGTGCCCCCCTGCTCTTCTCTATGCTTTATTTCTTGCCATTCAACTTGGTTTAGATTTAGCAGATTTTGCCTTCATTACTGCCGGAACTAAACTCATTTTCGGTGTTGCTACCGTTTACATCCTTGACTTACTCTGCCGTCTCAATCTTGGTATAGTCGCATGGTTCTTTATTGCTGCACCTTTCATTATTACTGCTCTCGGAACATCCATTGCCATGGGTCTTGAATTAGATCGTGTAATGATGGAAGGTTTTACGCATTAGACGTTTCATATATACAAACATGTCTGAAGTAAATGGTATCGAAGCAGATTTTGATCGTTTTGCCTGGATGGTTGGTAATTGGATTTTTCGTAGTTACGTTCTTCTTTGCAGAGCTGTGGATAATTGCATCTACGGACGATCAACACGCTACGAGAGCGTTACGTGGTCATCATATGATAATGAAGGACGACAACAACTTGGTGAACACTATCACGAATTAGATATTGACAGTTCTAATTATGTTATGCTACATCAAGTCGTTCGTTCTCTTGGATCTCATATTGAATATAAATACGCAGTTCATTTCTCAAATGAATGGCGTCGTCCATACACTTTACGCGATCTCTTTCATAATCCACCTCCTCCTTGGTTATTGATTGGTTACGGAAGTCCAGATAATTTAAATGATTGTACTGACTTTTTTAACTGTCTCATAGCATATGATAATAAGATTACACCTAAACTTTTATCGTTTATGAAAGAACTTCCAGAAGACACAAAATGGTATTATATGAATCCTAAAACGTTTGAACTCGCTGAATTTCCATCCGATGGTATTGTAATTGAAGATGTCGTTCCAGAACCAGAACCAGAAGAAGAAATCAAACACGAACTCGAACCTGAAAAAGTTGATTGAACATCCCAACCACGGTTCCGTTGTTTGGAAGTATCTAGAACTTGAAAAGAAGTTATGGTCTTCTAATTTCTTAGAATACGCGATGACTTATTCTACCATTCTTATTCAACCTATTTATCAAGTATTTTTCTGGGTGTGCTTTCTTGGATTTCCAAGTTTATATACTTATTTTGGTGGAAAGGTAGATCTATCATTTACCAATGTAGCATGGTATTTAGCATCTACTATACATGTATTTATATCTGCAATATTTCGTTGGAGCGAGGTTATAGAGCACTACAATCTCGGCACAACCATTCTTGTATGGAAAATTCTTACTCATGGATTAGCAGTTCCTTTAATTGAAATAAATTCAAAGGATCCTAATCATCAATACTTCAAATATGCAGCAGGTGCTTTACTGCTTCAAAACCTCGGATAAGTTTCCTCCGAACATTCCCTGGAAACTCTTAACTAATTCTGCTCCTTGTTTGACTTGTGGTCCAAGAGACGAAAGAGTTTCCATTAATTGCTGTTGAGTTTCCATTAACTCTTTTGTGTCATCTCTCATTTGTAAAACCTGTTCTGGATTTAACTTTTGGAAAGCATGTAATATGGTTGTTCCCGCATCAATGTGGGCATCCATATTGTTATCCTCGGCCTTATCACCTTTTGATGAAGAGTGTGGTTTTGGTTCAGATTCATCCTTCTTTTTGTCTTCAGATTCATTTGGATTTTCGTATCCTTCCTTCAATGCCTGACCTGAAATTAATACAACTGCTGCTACAGTAGCAATACCAAGAGTCACTGCTAAAGTAAGAGGCATACGAACTCCGTATCCAATAACAATCGTGATTAAGAGAAGCCATACTGCTAAGTATCCTACACGACGTTGGACGAGGAATACGATGGTTATCAATAAAAGAAATGCTGCAATAGCAGTATCTACGTTCGCCTTCATTAATTCACTCAAAGATATTAAACATATGTTACAGGACTTCCAACTGGAACAGTGTCGGCAGTTCCAGCTACACCGCTTCCATTAAATGTATAACCTGTGCGTGGTTGTTGGAGAGCAACAGTAGAACCGTTGTTGACTACAGTATTAGAACCTCCGCGAATCTTGCGATGACGTCCTTTTGATTTTTTAGAATGTTTATGACGGCGACGACGACCTCCTGCTAAAGTATTGTTTCCACCACGGTTTTCAAAACCTGGTCCACAGTCGCTACCCATATTAGAGTTCCAGAGAGCATTACCAGCATTGGCACCTCCAGGGTTAGAAAGAACGGAACCGCCGAAACCGTATCCTCCTCCCTTTTTCATAGTTAATTTACGGTGACGGCGTACTGACATTTTTTTAGTGTGTTTGCGTGCCATTTGTATTTGAAAGAGATTCTATTATGGGCGTCCATGTTCCATCTTCATTCTGAACGCATTCTAATGTAAAAACCTTACCTAGAGTTCTTAACTTTTTAGATAATTCAATTGTTCTCACACGCAAATAACCTACATCTGCTACTTTATATACATCAGGTATATCCGTAGCAACAATCTCGTATTGTAAGTTTTCGGTTTTCTTACATTCCGCAAAAACTCCTTTTTCGTTTTGGAAGTTATTGTAATATTCATATCCTCGTATATCTTTCACATTTTCACGAAGATCAATTCTTCTCGTTTCAAATTGAGAAGGCGTATACAGTTCAAAGATAGATTTCAAGATTACCTGTCTTTCACTGAACGTTTTAGTAGAAAACAAATGAGTTCCATTTAACATCCACGCATCTGCAAGGTACACATGCGAAGGTGTGTATTCAACACGCAAAATAGTATCCTCAAAGCATCGTTCATCCCATACAACACGGACAACTTGTGGTGTAGGATTTTCTTTTCGTGGAACCCAAAGTGCTACAGGATTTGATTGTTCATCACGAGTGAGACACAACCATCCCGGTATTCCACCTCCTTGTGGAGCTTTTACCGCATAGGGACCAACGTTTCCCTGACGAGTAAGACGAACCGCAGGATCCCACTTATAAATAGTCTTTAACCTATTCATTACCTATTATAGCGGATAATGTTAAAATCATTATTGGGTTTCGCTCTTCTGTCCTGTGAACCCTACGGTTCCTGTATTTCGTGTTTCTAATGGTGCAGGTGGACCTTTTGGTTCAGGTTTACTTGTCTGGACGATAGGTGGAGGAATGTCGTAAGTTGGGACGGTCAATTTTTGTGGAGGAGGTTCCATAACAACAGGAGCAGGAGGAATGATAGGCGCCGAGACTACTTCGGGAACAATAGGTAAGGTAGGAGTTCGGTCTACATACACAATCTTTGGTTTGGGCGGTTGTATCATTCGTGATACCCAAAACACACCAATATGAAGAACCACGATGACTATGATTGTAGAAAATGCCAAGTAGACAATGTCGGAGATTTCCATGTTATTCTATAGAAAGTTTTGTAAGACCTAAAATTAAACATGAG